ATGCTTCGGCAATATTTCCAGTCCTTTTCTGATTTGCCGCAATCCGGTTAGTCCTTCCCGTCTTGAGATTCTTGCGGGTTCGTTTTCCCTTAACACGAGCACTCAGCTTGCTAAGGGACTTCCTCGCTTTCTGATATTCCTCGGGGGTGACGTTTATCAGAGACCAGTTCCTATGGAAAACACCCCGAACGGTTTGGTTTCGGGAACGCCTTATGGAGTTCCTCAGGACGGTGGCATTCACGAACCGAATGGGCTTGTTCCAGTTGTTTATCACCAACCCCAGACCTCCAAGTTTAGGCTCTCCCTTGTTCACGGGTTTGAGGGTCTTGAGACTGTAGTTTATGTGGGAAATGGGTTCCATGAAGTTCTCGTCGGAGGCATTCTTGGCGATCATGCGTTGGAGGAGGATGGGCTTGAAGGTCTTTCTTTGGTCGGCGTTCATATTTCGCCACGGGACTTTAATTCCCATAGCTTTCCTCAGCAAAATAATGATATTGTATGTGTTTCTGTTTCTGTTTGAGTTGTTGCTTCTGTTGTTGCTGTTCAACCACATGACTAAGTCCAATGCCGTTCTTTTATCATGCTTGGTCTTTATGAATGGATCGGCACCCGCCTTCAACAGCAAATTCACCACCTCCGGATGACACTCCTCCGAAGACACGTGCAGAGGCGTGTATCCGGCATTACTCGCCTTGTTGACGTCGATCCCCGGCGCCGCCAGCAGCAACTTCACCGCCCCAAAATTACCATAGGTGGACGCGATGAACAGAGGCGTCATTCCTTCGTTCTGTGCCTTATTGACGTCGGCACCTGCCTCCAAAAGAATTTTCACAATTTTAGCGTTACCGTTGTAGGACGCATGGTAAAGAGGCGTATATCCAAACACGTTTGTCTTGTTGATGTCGGCACCTGCCTCCAAAAGCATTTTCACTATCTTCGAGAAACTCTTCCTAGTCGCCACGTGCAGAGGAGTGTATCTGTTACTGTCCGCCTTATCGACATTGATGCCTGGGGAGTCCAACAGAGCCTTAACCATCTCCGTGTTACCCCTTTCTGACGCCAAGTACAGAGGCGTCTCTCCGTGCTTATTCGGCTCGTTGACGTTTACGCCATTATTCAGAAGTTTCCTAACTGTATTAATATTTCCATTTCTAGCGGCATTGACTAGAGACATGTTTCCTTTCTATTAGTCTACATTTTCCTTAGGGGTCACGTTGATCGGGGGTGCGTCCATAATTTCCACCTCGACGGTTCCAGGCTTTGGCGAAGGTCTGACGGTGACCATTCTACAGAATTGTGTGGTGATGGTGGGTTTCGGCGGAGGACTCACCACGGGCACACAAAGGAGAGAGAACATAACTAAAATTATATTTCATAATATTATGGAAGGAAATAGAAAGGGAAAGAGAAAGGCTAGTAATATTTCCATGTTGAGATATGCACCCGTCACAAAAAAGAATACCAAAGCAGAATTTAATAAATTAATAGGTGGAAGTTCCCAAACAAGCATGAAAACCCTAATAAATTTTTTGAAAAAAAGTAATGTTAGAACATTAAATAATTTATTAAAAGAATTAAAAAACACAGGAAAAATAAACAATGTTAGAAATTATGAATTAAAACACTACATTAATACTAAAAATAATAAAGTATTGGAATTATTGTGGAGTTTGGGAAAATTGGACAAGGAAAATTTAGAAGGTATCATGTTAGATTTGAATTCTTCATTTCTTTATGATTTCATGAAGGAAAGATACAATATATCCCCTATAGGTATTGCATTGAAAAGTATTAAGAAGGGAAGCAAAAATGTGTTCCTCAAATCTTACAACCATGCATTTGTCGGTAATCTAAGCAATATAGTAAAACTTAGACAACGTATGACTGAGAAGAATATAAGAAATGAATATAAATTTAAGAAATTGGGAAAAGCTAGGTTTTTAAATGAAGCGTCTAAACTTTTCAACGAATACCAAGAAACTAAAAATAAATCTATACTCAATAAATTAAAATTGACAAACAATAATTTATTAGCAAACGAAACATTAAATAATAATTACTAAAAATAGATGATCCCCCATGCGGTGGTCGCGGCCATCATAATCACTTGGTTCATTACATTTTTCGGATGTGGCTTTTATACAATAATGTCCGAAAGCTGCGAGCGAGGCGTCAAGGTTGAACCGCAGCCCATCTCTTCAAGGCGCCCTTAGACTGATTGATGCGTTTGGACAGTTTTTTGAATTCGGCGGCGACCTCGCTGTTGTCCGGCTCCCTATCCATGATTTCCTCCAGCCTTTTCTTTTCCCTTTCAAACTCTTCCAACTTTAATCTCCTCAATCTCATTTTGTCCCCTTCCCCCTGTTCCTTATTGAGTTTGATTTGTGCGAGTTTCTCCCTCCTTTCCAATTCCTTCCCACCGATCTTCAGCCTTTCCAATTCCTTCCTAAGCCTTCTCCCCTTATTGATATTTTCTTTTTTCTCCTCATCGGTGAGTTTATAGGATGGGTCTTTCCTACTGAGCGCCCTCCTTTCATTCCCCACGAGCGTGTTTAGTTCCAGCTCGAGTTCCACCTGCCTAACTCTCGAAAGATTTGGTTCTTCCAAGAGTTTCCTGACCGCATCTATCTCCAGGGTCCTCGGCTCTTTAGTAGCCTCCCTCCGCTTCTCGTTGTATTTTTCACGGTTTTCCTCCGTGGGTTTGTATATGTGACGGGGCATCTTCTTCAATTCTTCCAGACTTCTCACTACCTCTTCGGGAGGTTCTTGGAATTCTTTGTCGCTGAAACTATAGTTCCCGAAAAATTCTTGATACTCCTTGTGCTTCAAAGCAAGTTCCCTTTCGGCTTCCTTCTTGTCATCAAAACTCTTCCTCCACCAAACCTTTTCATCCTTATTTATGTTCGCCATCCATTTCTTACTTGTTTCGCACCAATATAATCCCCTTATCCCAGATTTACTATTCTTGTTACACCCATTTGCTCTATGAGCGACATTTTGGGACTGCTTTATGATACGAAGATTACATTTTCTATTATCCAAAGTATTTCCATTAATGTGATCCACCACGAGATCATCATCCATGTCAATTCCTCCCATGACGAAACGATGAAGTCTAACAAATTTCTTCACATTTCCGCTTTTGTAATCGCACATAACATACAAACCATTTGAACCGGCACAAAACCACGATGGCATCTTTCCCACCCTTTCGGCATCTTCCCTATCAATTGCGAAAAAGATACCCGGCTTTGACTTTATTTCCACGAGCACATGAGACATTTTCTTAAAAGGGTTTCTATTCTTTAATTACCCATTTTCATAAACTACCTTAACGAAGTATATTCATTATGTAGGGTTTCAATTTTCCCTAACAAATGAGTATATTATTCAAATTAGTTTGAGAACGCCAATCCCCCCATACCAGATTGAATACGGAGCACATTGTAGTTAACTGCGAAGAGGTGGAGGTTGGTGTGAGATGCAGCGGCTAACTTAGTCTTTACGTCGACTTGAGCGTTATCAATGCGACTAAAGTTACATGTACCCGTTGGCTGGTGCTCCTCGGGCTTAAGGGCGAAGGAGTATGAGTAAATGCCTGCGTAGGGGTTACCGCTGTGGTGGTAGTAGGGCTGCACCTGGTTGAAGTACTTACCGGTCTGCTCCTTGAAGCGGTCCTGACCGTTGAGAACCAACTTGAAGGATTCAAGGGGTCCGGTGGAAATGACAGACGATGGGGTACCTGCCTCGGTGACGATGTCACCGGCCGTCTCGTATATAATCATGGGAACTCCGGAAGTAAAGCTCAGGGGGACGGCCGTGGTGGCGCCGGTGGCCGAAAAAGGGTTGACGGCAATGTTGGTCGTGGGACCTGAGTCAGTGCAGAAGGTGCTCCACATGTCGTTAGCGGTTGCGGAGGTACCGGTGGCACTGAAGCACCATACCAGCTCCTTGATGGGGTGGTTGTAGGACAGGCGCACCTGCTTCTGCTTTCCTGCTTCGACCGTATCGACGCCGGTATGCTGCACCTGCTCGATGAGGTACTCGTGACCCTTCTGGGCGAACCGGCGACGCTCCTCGGTATCGAGGTAGACGTAGTTACCCCACACCTTAACATTGTTCTTGCCGAAATACTTATCATACTTAGCTCCTAGTGTAATATCAAGTCGCACTTCATGGTACTGGAGGGCGATGAGAGGGAGATAAAGCCCTGGGTTGCGGTTGAAGAAGAACAGAAGGGGCAGGTACACATTGTCGCCGATGGCAGTTGCGGAGGCCATCTTGCCGTACTGAGCCTTCTTGGCCTCATCAAGGTACAGCTCAGAATACAGGCGCCACCACTTCTGGTAGTGCTTGTCGATGCGCTGGCCACCCACCGTCAGCTCCACATCGGAAATAGCACGCTCGGCCACCCACTCCATGGAGGAATTGATGTTTGAGGATGCCTCCACATTTGTTGTTACTGCCAAATGAGCATCGCTGGTCATCTCCAGGTACATCTCACCAATCAGATCACCGTTGCGGGCGACCGTCACTGAGAGACGAGCGTTGGCACCGGCGGTACCGTTAACAACCTGCTCAATGTTCTCCATGGCGAAGTTCGTGTGCCGTTTATAAACGGCCTGAAAGAAAGTCACCTTAGGGCTTCCAGTCAAGTAAACATCCTGCGCGCCGTACGCAACCAATTGCATGAGACCTCCCGCCATAGTTCTTTTTGTGCTAATAGGTAAGAAAAAAAATTAACCTTATTTTTACTCACCCTCGGGGTTTTCCTGGGGTTACTCTGAAACCTTTCTATTTAAAGGAATGACTTTACCTAATATCATAAATATGTCTACCGAGGAGGAGAAGAAGGATGATGTTGTTGACCTTGTTGAGGAGGAGGCTGAGGAGGCTGACGATGAGTTTGACCTTGAGGGTGAAGAGGATGACGAGGATGACATTTCCTCTGAGGACATGGACGAGGAGGAGGTTGACATCGGCGAGATTTTGATAAACGCCCTGGAGACTCCCGACGGCGAGACTGTGTGCACGGCTCTGCTTGGTATTAAGGAGCAGATGGAGATTCAGAACAAGATTTTGGTGAAGATCCTCAAGTCGTTGGCTTAAAAAAAAGGAGATAGGTTAGTATAGAAGATGTCATCCGATGACAGGCATATGGTTTTGACAGCTGTGAATCAAATATCTGAGAAAACCATAAAGGATTTGCATGGCATTGTAGTTTTTGCCAGGGATGGGATAAGGGAAAATAATGATGACATAAGGAAGTTGTCTAAATTTGTGTTTGGTTTTGATATAGACGAGAAGGATGGTTTCATAGTGAATCCTGGTAATGATTTTAATTCGAAGGTTTCGGGCATTTACAAGCAGCACATGACTCAATTGAGTGCCATAGAGACAAGGATAAAGAAGGATGCTCCTGAGATTGCGGACGAGACATCTTTTGACATTCGTATCATAAGGAACACTTTGGATAAATACTATAAGTTTCTGTGTTCTTTGTTCACTATTCAGGAGACCTTTTCCCAGCCGATGTTGGCCGATGCCGAGACAACCATTCCTGTGAATCAGAGTGGCGACCTTACGCCTTTTCAGATAATTTTGTTGGACATTTTGGACGAGTTTGAGAGGCAGAGGATTCGAAAGGACAAGAACATGGTTGCGAGGGAAATCGTGACACCCGAGGGTTTTAGGACGATGTCTTGGGAGCCCGAGTGTTTCATTCTTGAGAAGCTTCACGCCCTTTGCGACAAGAATATGACCCCCGAGCGTTGGTTGTTGAGCACGAAGAGGTCTTCGATGATTAAGGAGCTCTCGACCTACCTCGAGAAGTGCATCGACGTTCAGTTTCCCGAGATCGTGAAGAACAGGCATGCATGGTCTTTCAGGAATGGTGTTTTCATAGGGGATAAGGACGGGAACCGTTTCTTTCGTTACGGGAGTAAGGAATTCCAAAAGCTTGACATGAACACGGTGACTTCAAAGTATTTCGACCAGAATTTCATTGACTTTACGGGTGTAGCCGACTGGAGGAAGATACCGACCCCCCATCTGGACTCCATCATGAATTATCAGAGGTGGGATGACAAGGTAAAGCAGTGGATGTACATTCACCTTGGGAGACTTACCTTTGCCCTTAACGAGCTTGACAATTGGCAGATCATTGCCTTTTGCAAGGGTATCGCGCAGAGTGGAAAGTCCACGCTGTTGAATTACGTGGCTAAGCTTTTCTATGTTCCTTCCGAGGTGAGTGTCGTGGCGAACAACATCGAGGAGAGATTTGGTCTTGCTCCTATAAAGGACTCCAAGCTCTTCATCGGTCCCGAGATCAAGAGCGATTTCAACATGGATCAGGCACAATTCCAGTCCATCGTTTCGGGCGAGGAGGTGAGTATTCCTCAGAAGGGTCTGGTTGCCGTCACAAAGCAGTGGGACGTTCCGGGAATTCTTGCGGGAAATGAGGTTCCGGCGTTTTCCGACAACAGCGGTTCGGTGATGAGGCGTCTTCAGTTGTTCAAGTTCACCTATCAGGTGAGCAAGGGTGATCCCAGATTGGGCGAAAAGATTTTGGGCGAGATAGGGAACATTTTGCAGAAGTGCATCATGGCTTACGTGGAGGCTGTAAAGGAGCACGGGGACAGTCTAATCTGGGACATTCTTCCCGAACCTTTCAAGGTATGGAGGAAGGAGATTGAGGGTCAGCTTCACTCGCTGGTGGGTTTCATGGAAACTCCCGAGGTGATTTACGGAAGCGATTTTATTGTTCCTTTGAACATATTCAGAACCAAATACAGGGAGTATTGTGGTAATATAGGTGCAAAGGCGAGAACTTGGAAGTTGGAACTCTACGAGGGACCCTTCAGTCAAAAAGATGTGTCCATTCAGGTGGGGGATTTCGAGTGGAAGGGACAGATAATCAAGAACAGAGAGTACATAAAGGGTTTGACCTTGGAGGAAAAAATTATTGATTAGTAGTAGGCGATGGTGAGAATTCCCACCAAAAGAGTCCTTGGGAAGCTTTTTCCTCTTAATCGGATGAATACAAGAAACTTTCTCTTTGAAAAGACAATTTCAATGAGAACGGGTGCTAAATTTAGAGTTAATCAGAGGATGTTCAATCCCGTGGTATGTGCCGAATTGGGAAACATTCTCTCCGAGAAGCTTAGGGACTACATAAAGTCGTCGGGCGACATTCACAACGATTTTTTGAATTTGCTTCCTAAGTTCGAGTACGATTCCAATAGTGTCGACGTGATTTCCGAGAGGAATCCTCCCTCCAAGATCTACCTGAAGTTTGGAAACAAGAAGAGGGCGACATCCTACATCCTTTGGAATAAGGGAATCGTTTTTCTAGGAGAAGGGAATAACACCCTTTTTGCTGCACATATGGTAAGATTTCTGTACCTTATCATACGCAGAGACCACCCCTACATTCTTCAGCAGAAGGGTCGGAAGAATACCAAGATTTTCACAAGGGAGATTAACTATTCCAATAACAGTGGTTATGACAGCAGACAGCAGAAGGGTGAGGAACTTTTGAAGAAGATGGTAGCCGTTCGCATTTAGATGGCGTCTATGTCCACCTCGGCTTCCTCGTCATCGTCGAAAACGAAGGCATCTTCCTCGACCTCTTCGTCGGAGCTTTCTTCCGTCCTGTACCACTCCCTGGGAAGTTCGCCGTAGTTTAGGAGTTTCCTTTCCTCCTTGTCCGTGTATTTGTGAGTGATGTCCACCTTATCCTTCTCAAATTCGCGAACGTCCACCAGAACCACGTCCTCCTTTTTGATCCATACCTTCCTGTTCATGCTCCCCCTTATCCTTGCAACCCTCGTCACACCGTCGTCGCATAGGACGCTCATTCTTCCGTTACCAAGAGGTTTTTCCACCCTTGCATACATTTGAAAGTCTTCCTTGAAGATTACGTCCTTCATTATGATTTTATCTCTTTATTCTTTTAATTTCAATTTCCTGGTTCCCGGGCTTGTTGGGAAAGTTGATGAGGAACCCTTCCTTGGTGTCCGATATTTCCATGTAGTGCAGTAGCTGGATGACGTGTTCCTGTTTCAGGGATGCGCATGCCTTCAATTCGACGACCCATGTGTTGTCTAAGACCACGTCGGCCCTCACGGTTCCCACTATCTGATTTTTGTATCGCACTGGCATGTTGACTTCGTAGGCGTAGGGGAATCTTTTTTCGTCCAGTTCCATCATGAAGGCGCGGTGGTAGACCGACTCGAGGTGGCAAGGTCCCAAATCTTTGTAAATATCTTCGGATATTCGTTTTAGGAACTTATCCATTCAGAAACAAAGTTGTTAAAGCTTTAATGTATTATAGTATTAGTATGGTAGGAATATTTCTGGGTCCCTATTTCAAGAGCACGAGTTCCATAAGGACAAAGGGCGTGATGAATGATGCCATCCGCTACACGTGGGTTGTTCCAAAGTTTCCCGACATGAACAAGGTCATAGCCACAATACCCAAGGGTGTTCGCTACTCCATTCACGACCACAGACCCATGACCGTTCCCTACGACGGAATCCACATAACCCTAAATTACCTCATCGAGGTTCAGATACACACTCCGGAAAGTCTAGCCATTAGGGAGAACGAGATCCACCACCGACTCTACCGAATAAAGAGATACAACGACCACATCTCCATGAAGTACAACGAACAGATGGACGTAAAGATGTGGGAAATATACGATAGCATCTACAACGACAGCGTACACCCCATGTCCCTTTCCCTCCCCATAAAAAACACCTCAACCAGCTGGGATCTTCTTTTGAAAAATATTGAGTTCGTTTATGATTTAAATAATGTGCTCAACTAATAGTAATGAAACGTATTCATCAGATTGGTGCGTTTGCGACAAAATTAAATGTGAAATTATTGGGTGCAAGAAGAGATCCCACAAAGCAACGCATGGTTGCCAAATGGGCGAAGGAAGAATTGATAGCCCTCGGTCCCACATTTATTAAACTTGGACAACTTGCCAGTTCTAGGAGCGATCTTCTCTCCAAAGAAGTCACCGAAGAGCTACAGAGTCTCCAGGATAATGTACCGCCCTTCAAAAATGCCTTTGATGTGGTTTCTGGCGAATTTAGTGTTCCCCTGGACGATGTGTTCTGTTATTTCGAATCCGAACCCATTGCTTCAGCGTCTTTGGGTCAGTGTCACAGGGCAACCCTTAAGGACGGAACCGAGGTGGTAGTCAAGGTTCAGAGGCCGGACATGGAGAAAACTATAACAGAAGACATCGACGCGGTAAAACTCATCTCCCGAGTGCTGTTCATGGTGACAAGGGACACCAACTTCAAGGAGTTCGTGGACATTCTGGGAGAGTGGAAGCCACTCATCACCGGTGAATTAGACTATATAGAGGAATCCATAAACATGGAACAGTTTTACGACCAATTCATCGGTACGGATTGGATAAAGGTGCCGAAGGTCTATAGGAACCTTAGCACGAAAAGGATTCTTGTCATGGAATATGAACCCGGGGTGAAGATCACGGACGCGGAGGGTCTTAATAGGATAAATGCAAATATAGAGGACGTGGCTTTCTACGTCATAAAAAGTCAATACATTCAAGTTCTCGAAAAGGGTCTCTTCCACGCAGATCCGCATCCGGGAAATATCGCTCTGAACGAGAAGGGGGAAATCGTCTACTACGACTACGGACTCATGATGCGCATAGACCCCAGCTACAAAGAAAAACTATACGACCTGCTGGATGCGGTATACAAAAAGGACATAGACAGAATATGCACGCTGATGATAGAACTCAACATCATCATACCCACCGGAGAGAAGTCTTCCATCAAGTCATTTGTGAAGATATTCCTGAACTACGTGGAATCCGTCAACATAGAAAAACTGGACGTCGAGGAACTGAAGCAGCTGGAGGAAGACAGACCCTTCCGCCTATCCACCATGTGGATCCTACTCATAAAATCCATATACTCCGTGGAGGGAATCGCCAAAACACTCAATCCCGAAATATCCCTGTCGGACGTGCTTGAACCCTACGCGGAACAGGTACTGGACGAAAGCGGACTGGTCACCAACGCCTTCGCGGACATACGAAAGATCACGCTGGGAATGCCGAGAACCATACAGTCCATAAGAACCACCGTGGATTCCCTGGAAACGGGAAACATCTCCCTGAAACGAAGAATGACAATCAACGAGAAAAATACAAAAAAGAATGAACAAATTCAATTTGGTATTCTACTTTTAGTCCTATCCAACATATTCCCGGAACAAAACTACATACTCACAACCCTAGCCGTTTTCATGGTGTTGAAGAGTCGCTTTTGATTAGCTTGGGCGTCTCCGGAGCGGAATCCTTTTTTGGGGGAGCAACAAGATCCATAAGCTCCAACTCCAAACTGCGACGGGTGTCCACGAGTTCGTTGGCCCTCTTGAGCTCTCCTCGGACGAACCCTTCGAAACCCTCGTCCGAACGGAGCCTCTCCTCCACGATACTCACGGCGGAACGGTGACCCTTCTCGAGGAGAGCCTTCCTCTGCCTCACAACCTCCCTGCGCCTCTCGACGAAACCACCAATCTTCTTTGGAATATTCAAACCGGAAAGCATTTTTATTAATAAAACATTTTTTATTTATATAGATGACAAACCATTGGGTCATCTCACCAAGTTCGATACAAGTTAGCGAAAAACTCCTGGGAAGGGGAAAATTTGGGTGCGTTTATTTGGGAAATTGGCTGGGAACACCCGTGGCGGTCAAACACCTGGAGGAAGACATACACGACGAGGTGAAGGAACTCGTGGAAAAGGAATTCAGCACCATGACCAGAATACATCACCCAAACGTGTGCCAACTCCTGGGATTCACCAAGGAACCCTTCATGATAGTCATGGAGTACTTCGAAAATGGAAACCTGCAAGACTATCTCGAAAAAAAAGATTTGAAACTATTGGATAGAATAAATATAGTCATAGACATTCTAAGAGGACTCACCTACCTACATTCCCGCCACCCGGAGCAGGTGGTTCACAGGGATCTCAAACCAGAAAATCTACTGGTGAGCAAAAGCGGAAGGATCAAGATTGCGGACTTCGGTCTTAGCAAAATACTAAGAGAAAAGGGAACCATCCAGGATTTCAGGGTGGGAACGGAAAAATACATGTCACCGGAAATGAAATTCTGTCACCCCTACAGCGAGAAGACGGACATATGGTCGCTGGGAATCATCCTAAGGGAACTCTTCCTCAAAAAGTGCAGCGAGGTGAGCGAAAGCATCCACCTCATGCTACAAACCAACCCCCAGAAAAGACCCTCGGCACTTGACCTCCTGGATTTCTTCATGGTGGTCAAGGAAAATATGGAAAAAAATGAAAATAAAACACTTTGCTGCTAATTTTTTTGTATCTTATTTTTAATGGCAAATTCCGCCAATTGTGAAAAATGGTTGACCATGTTTAGCAATAAAAATAAGAATGCCCAAAATTTGGGTGAGTTTTTCATAAGTTTTGCTGAAGTGTTTGAAAACAAAAATAATGTTCTTTCCGGTCTAATCGCAGATCTGGGAGTGGCCATACAAAAATTGACCAATTTTTCAAAGTTAAATGGAGAGTATGGGAGCGGGATAAGGGTTAGCAATTCGTCGATTAACATAGCAAGAAAAATTACGGGTAGTAGAGGTCTTTCGAGAAAAGTGCTTCTTAGGGCCCTGGTGGAAAGGTTGTGTCAGATTATGAACGTCAATCTAGCCATTGAAACCGTTAATGCGACCTCTTCCAAATCCAATGACTTGAACAGTAAAATTAATGCCCTACTTCAATACATAAATAAATACGATAAAGAATTGGAAGTTCGCATCAAGGAAGTGCTCAGCAAAAAGAAAATCAACATGAATGCCGTGAGAGAATATCTGGAGAGCAAAGGCGTCACCAACGAAATCACGAACACAAACTCGTTGAAAACGGCGCTAAACAAATTGGGAAAGGGCGAGAGGTCCAACATCAATGTTCTGAAGTCCCTTTTCAGCGCATATGCCGGTGATAGGGCGGAATTAAACCAAATCACAAACTTCAACACATTCTTGCAAGCGCTGAACAAGTTTAGGAAGCCTACCAATGTCCTTATAGAAACAAACAACGAGGCCGCGAAATTGCGCGCTGCTGAATATAAAGGTGTACTCAATCAAATTAATAAATTGAGTGCGAATTTGACCAGTAATCAACATAAAAAATTGGAGGAATACAAAAAAATAATTGCACCCCGAGAAAATCAAGTAAAAAATCTTGGTAGATTTTTCCAAAATATCCGCGGAAGGCCACAGATCTACGTTTTCGTCAACAAGATGATGAATAATACTATGCCTTCCTACATAAATACCAAGTTAAAAGAGATGCAGAGGATGAACGCGCGCATCATACAGGGCAACGCAAGTGTTGCGCCCGTAGCATCTACTGAACAACTTAAAGGAATACTTGGAACCCTCAACAAGGGTCCCAAAAATATATTTTTCACGGGTCCCTCGGGTTCGGGAAAGACCACCCTGTTTGAAGGTTTTATTAAGTCAAAGACGAGTAATTACACAAATAAAACAAAGGTTAAAGTTTATAAACCCAATTTTTGTTACGATTCCGATAGCGGAAACCTTACTATTACAGATGAATGTGTTAAAATGGATCTATCTGAATTTAAAAATACCTACATAAAGGAGACCATTTTCAATCCCCAGAGTTCCAGAGCCCACATGTTCGTTGAAATTGGCGATTGTTGTATATTCGACCTCGCCGGAACGGAAAATCCCATAAAAATAATGACAGACACACTTAAATTCAATATATTCTGTACAAACTTCTGGAAATTTTCAAATACAAAATTAGATACTTTAATTAAAAAACATGGTTTAAAATTTATGTTGATTTGCTGTTTGGTTAGTCGTGAAAATCCATTAAGTGAAAATCCATTAAGTAAAAATCCATTAAGTAAAAATCTAAAGACCAATGAAAAGTTGGGAACATATCTAAAGGACAAGTTTAAAGGTGAAAAATCCCTTGATCTTCTCATCGCCAAAGTTATTTTTTGGAGTTTCTTCGTCGAAAAAAGAAAGCTACCAATAAATGCAGAGATTTTAAGGGATACAATCAATGACATGTTTAATCTTATGAATAATATAGAAAACATGGACGTCAAAATTAAAATTAATAATATGTTTTCTGCTATAGAAAAAATTAAAGAAATGTCAATCCAAAAAAAAATTAATATAATGTCTAATAATAAAAAGAAAATTGACCTAAAAACGAAGGCAATAAAATTCTTTATACTGTCCGAAACAATTAAGAGATGTTTCGAGGGTTTTTACATCATGCGCACCCTTCATTCTCTCAAAACCCTATTCATGAATTACGACTCTTATAATAAAATGGTGTTAGCAAACAATAATACCAATTCTACAAAAATTAAAGTGAATTCACTAAATACTGAAAATAGCTTTATTCTTCCTTTGGTACATATAAATGGCGGTAATATATCTCCCACAACTACGACGAAACAACTGGCAGAGGGTGCAAATGCAAATAAGAATGGTTTATTCACTATAACAAACTTGCGCCAAAATGCGAAAAACAGGTATCCCACCAATTTCCTGAAATTTTTAATGGAAAGGAAGGCCCAAAATATTATGATAGGGGTTGTACAAGGTGACTTGAAGAACAATCAAACAAATCTGGAAAAATTGAAGATAAAGCAAGTGGGTCAAACTATGGACTACTTCAAATTCTTACAATCCTGAAAAAATACCCACTTTAAACAATGGTGTACTTTCTAAAAATTCCTGTCGAACCCAGCAAGGAGCGCGTCGTCAAATTGGCAAATGTAATAACGAAGGCCAGAAAAAAAATCTAAAATAATTATAAGAAGTATGAGTGGAACTAATATTTTCGCAAGTAGAAGTAACGGTAATGCAATAATCAATAATCAGGCTTATGTTAATGTACGCGGTCACATTGCAACCAATAGAATTATAAGAAATAATCTTAATAATATTGACATGGGTAGTTACATTGAATCTTTCAATAAATCTTTTAATCGCAACAAAACCGGTAATGCTGATAAAATAACAAAATTTATAGAAATCGTTTTCAATGTACATCGCTACATCAAAACGCGTGCCGCGGGAGCCAATAACAATAACAAAAGGAAAGCAATCCTTGAAAAACTGTCCATCGCAATCCTTGAACTCGTTGTTTATCTCGTGCGACGTAAAAACGATAATACATTGGATGCCACGCTCAAAGGTATATTCGGAAAAAAGACCAACGGTGAAGTTACGGGAATAAAGGAGACAACGTTTAAGAGAGCGCTTAATATCATAGGGGCCAGTAATAGAACATCCAACCTTCTTTCTACTAACGGCCTCATGATGTCATTAAGAAAAGAATCGGCAAATAAAGAAACTAACAATAAAGAACCAAAATTATCTAGATATAATGTCATTCTCGCAATATTGGGAAAAATTGTTGTTTTGGCCAAGGGACCAGCAAGGACCCCAATCGGAGAAGTAAGTACAAATGCGGGTACTCAGACAGAGATACCAAAATCTGTGAATGCTTCAGTGGAAACGGGAACGGGAATAAACGAGATTGGTCCAATGATAACGGAAACTAATAACGTAAACGGAATAAATAAAAGTCTGGAAAAAATTATAAACAGTCATAGAGAGTTATCTAATGCTTCAAATAATAATAATAATGGAAATAATGGAAGTAATGAAAATACTGGTAACGTACCAGAGAACTTAAATAATTTTATTAAAAACCTATCCAAACAACAGTCTAATAATCAGATTAAACTTGCTAAAACTACAATAAATAAAATCATCGGAATTTTAGAAAAGAATAAAACAAGTAAAACTAATAGAAAATATAATTTAAATAATCAAGAGATAAATAAATATATTACTAGATTGACAATAGCGAAAAAGGCAATGAAAGAAAAACAAAATTAAATATTCTTGGTGAAGTCGTCTATACTGTGAAAGTATCGTTTGAGATCCCTCTGAAAGCGTTTGGTTTTCAGGAGTTTGTCGTGGTCTTCATTTTTCCACAACCACACGAGGTTGGATTTCGAGTATTTCGTGTCCACCTGGTTTGGTGTGGGTTTCCTTGCGGTCAACTTTTTGGCGGGTTTTGGTTTGGTTTCCTCTTCGGGGCGTTTCTGTTTAAGGAATGCCAGAGCCTGCATAACGGTGTCCGCTAGGTCGTCCTTCTTCGCGTGGGTGTTAAAAAAGTCCACCCAATCTTTGTTGTCCGTCTCTATCCAGTCCCTCGCTCGGGTGACCGCGGTGGCCTTTCGTTTCGCGTAGGCCTTCTTCCCGGGACCCACCACGTCGGGTATCTTGTATCGTGCGTCGAAGGAGATGGTATCGGCACCCCTTCCCGAAAAGAAACCGCACAGAAAGTGTTCCACCGCCTTCATCTTCTTATTCCTGTCGGGTTGCTTTTCTATGACGACGGTTTTAACGCCCTTGAGCCATTCCCTGCTGTCCAGATGTTCCTTAAGTGCGTTAAATAACCCTCCGTCCCTTTCCGAGGGAACGCTCGCCACTTCCCAATTGACTACTTTAGGATAGTCCATGAGACACATCGCCAAATTTCTAATTCCCACATCTATGCTTAATAACATTATATTAAAGAAAAGGTTTAATAGTTTCTTTAAATACATGTATGTCATGTTGCTGGTGGTGTTGTCATAGGATAGATGGAAAAACGCTTAGCTTGCCTTACAAGTATGATAGCGTGAGGGATTTGTTCCACCTGATGGGGTACTACTGTTCTTGGGAGTGCATGAAGGCGTGGAACATGAATTCGCGTAGCATGAAGGCACCCGAGATAAATATGAATATAACCTTGCTGAAAAAGAGGATGTTGAATAGGGTGGAGTGCACCCGTTCGGCACCCAATCGGTATTGCCTTAAAATGTTCGGGGGGAGTGTTGACATAAAGGAATTCAGAAGTGGTTTGAATGACAGTTGGGTCTCTCTGCCCAACATAAACTTCTACCCCGTCGTCGTCAACAAATATTCCGGAATCGCAAAGGAAAGTGTTAGCGAAGAACTCTTTTCAAGAGACGAATCCAAGATAGAGGACATCAACAACTCGGAATCCACCGGCGGGGAACTTAGATTGAAGCGACCCATACCCTTGAAGAAAAACAAAAACAATTTGGAAACCCTGATGGGGTTAAAACTAAGAAGCAAAGAATAGTTAGCATGTGGTATGACAATGATTACTTTGACGAGAACGTAAAAGTCGTTCCGGTCGAAATGGTTATGATTACCCCCTCCATCGTGAGGGCTGTTAAGCGGTGGGGTGGGAAGATAAAAGAGAAGGAGTTTGAAAAGGATCCAAACCCGGCACCTACTCCGCTTAAAACTAATTTAAAGGACCACGAGCTGTTTGAAGGCAATCCTATCGCAGTCCGGCAAGTCGGGGACTACTACTCGATCATCGACGGAAGGCACAGGTTCGCTTCACTGCTCTCTAGGGGTTTTAAAAACGTATCTGTGGAAATTGTTTCGTGATCCAACTTGGCACCCTTTTTACTGTTCTCCTCCTTCGTGAGCCACTGGAGGTTCGTGTAGTGAAAGCACTCCCTCTGCTGTTCCGGATCGGTTAGGTCGAAGGACGCACAGGGTCTTATGTGGTCGACCTCACCATCCGAGTAGTCCTTGCCCTCCACCTTGGTCTTCTCGAGGTAGTCGACCAGAAATTCAGTGGACGGCACCCCAAGCAACTCCATGGTCGTTGCAGACTTGTTAGCCCCTTTTAGGGCGCACCACAAGCGGGTTCGAAGGCGACAAAGTATTCTGAATTTCTCGTCCGCCTTCCTCCGATTTCTCACGTATGCGTTCCTCTCATCCTTGTTTTCTTGGTGGTATTTCTTTATCTTATCCTTGTTTTCTTGACACCATTTCATTCTCTGTTCTCTTATCTTATCCTTGTTTTCTTGAAGGTATTTCATTCTCTGTTCTCTTATCTTATCCTTGTTTTCTTGACGGTATTTCTTTATGAAATCCTTGTGATCTTCTCGGTAGTTCTTATGGCGTTCGCTTATCTTCTCCTTGTTTTCTTTACGATATTTCTTTTCATATTCTCTTTTATCCTCCTTGCGTTCTTCACCGTATTTCTTGACTCTTTCTATTATTTTTTCCTTGTTTTCTTTATAGTATATCTTAACACACTCCTTACACTTTCCCTGGTGTCCGTCCTTAGCTCTCTTATCTTTGCTGAACTGTTCCAACTGCAATTCCAATTGACACTTCGAACAGGTTTTCATCTTTAGACACATAGAATTATTTCTTTAAGTTTCTTTGTTTAGAAATGAAAGCCTTTTCAGAAGCAGAAAGCCCTCTATTCCGGATGGCTATTACTTGTTTGAAAAGCGGGTCGCCCTTTTTCATCTCCCAAGTAGCCCTCATAGAGTAAAATTCCGGTGACTCTGGATTCTTCCAAGCAGGCGTTCCGTCCTTCAATAGGATGGCTTTGTGGGAAGTGACATACCTGTGGCGCTTCTTCAGGGCAAATTTAAGACCCTTTGCTCTTTTCCACAGGTCGAAATCGCCAAAATTTTTCTGTGCAAAATGAACTAGTTTCCCAGCAGGCGTTCGTGTCATGAATTTTTTGTCCTTCTTGGTGCTACGTTCAATCTTCATCTATTATTATGTCAGATTATAATAAATGTGGAAACTGTACGTTTTGCTGATCGTTATCGTGGTAGTATTCCTTATCAGTTATAAGCCAGGTTCCGGATTGCTGGAGGACTGGTTCGGTATCCAGGAGCGTTCCAAGGAGAAGATGGAGCACAAGAAGGAAGAGAATTACGAGGTGACGAGTCGCGACCTCATGAACGCGTCTAATGAGAAGAAAATTTTTGGCATCCAAGAGTAAATGTTTGACGATATATCTACTCGGGAAATCATTATTTTCGGAATTATCATCTGTTTGGTTATTTTCGCGATTTATCTCTTCACGGAGACTCGTTCTCTCAGGGAGACGCTTGATTCGATGGACGACGGTGATGATGAGGACGAGCCAGAGGAAAAGGTCGAAGAGATTAGTCCTAAAGAAGAGGCGCCATACGTGATTAATGGACCAAGAAATCCATAAGGCAATTACCGTCTTGGTCGCAAATTGCGAGAACGAGCCCACTAGGTATTTAACTGTGTGTGACAAGCGTTGGGATGATTGGACATTTGTCACGGGCGGGTGCAGGAAGAGGGAGGTGAGTTATCCGGTGAGGACTGCTCTAAGGGAGTTGGAGGAGGAGACAAGGGGTGTAATTTCCATCACGGAGGGTAGGTTTCGGTATTTTTACTTCGAGGACGCCGAAAACAGGGGCATCATCTACCATGTGTTTGTGATAGAGAATTACATTCCCAGAAAGGTTCAATTGGAGATGATTGATCGTTTCAATAGGGAGAAGGCGATAACTGAGGAGAGGAAGAGGAACAGGCAATCCATCAGGAGGACTTACGACGAGAATAAGTACATGTCCTTCGACACGATGGAGCAGTTCATGAAAAAGCCCAAGTGGCCTCTCATCGAGCACCAGGTTCTAAAGAACGAATATTTTTCCCGTGCGCTTGATCCCCAATATCCAAAAATCCCCTTTAATATAAGGAAAACCCGATGCGAAAATCAAAACAGGAGCGTATCAGAGAGTTAGTTGCCCTACTTGAGTTGGAAGACGACTCTAAGTTCCAAGACATGACTGAGGAAGAGATTATGGGTGAGCTTTACCTTGCCAAGAAGATAGCCAAGAAGAAGGAGGAGGACGAGGAGGGTGTCATATACTGCAATCTCATGTAGTTTAAAAGTTTAGGTAAGATATATTAGTATGAAGCAGTTCATCAAGGATTGCGAGGATAGGGGATGGTGGTTCCGAAACAAGGCAGGCGCCGGAACCACGATAACCCACACGATGATGAATGGGGCCGGCGTTTTGAATGTTCCCGTTCAGCAGAGGAAGCAATTTCATCAGACGTGCATCGATGCACTGAAGCGGAGGGAAAAGCTTTACCTTGTTGAGCAGACGAAGGGCGGAGACCGATTTAGGATGTTCCTCGACGTAGATTATGTTACCGATGAACCTGTCACGGACGAGAGCATCAGGAGGTGGGCTGGACATTTGGCGAGGACTTTTCCCAATTTGGGTAGTGTTTTGGTTTCCACTTGTTGCAGAAAGAAGGAAGACGGTTTCAAGAATGGAATTCACCTATCTTGGCCTATGACGACGGTGACTTCCGTTTCCGCCATGACGGTATACGAACGATTGAAATTGGCTTTGCAGAGTTACGACAACGAAATTCCTTGGGAGACGATATTGGACGTTTCGGTGTTCAAGACGGGTCTCAGAACGATACTATCTCACAAAAAGATAAGGGATACTAGGGAAGATGTCGAGCCCTATGTTCCCCGTTTCGAGATAGGTGCGGGTGGGATAAGGGACTTTAGTGAAGAAAAATACACGGCAGAAATGATGGAGCACTTTTCTATTCTTTCCCACGGGAATGAGACGGAGCACTTCGGGGACAGGGAGAAAATCATTTCTAATGCGAACGTCGACAACGACCTCCTCGTGGGGTGGATAAATGAGTTATACCAAGAACACGGAATTACTCGTTTTGAAAAGGTGATTCCCATGAAGGATAATTGGATTCTTAGCACTTCCAGTAAGTTCTGTCCTTTTCGGAAAATAGAACACAAGCAGAATCACGGATACTTCGTGGTGGATAAGAAGACCCAGACCGTTTCGGCAAGGTGCCACGACGAAGACCATAAGGGACTTAAGGGAACTAAGTTCATGGTTAAGCCGCAGATAATAAAATATCTACAGAAATTAGAATGATTCTATTCACTATTATAATACTTTGTTTTGTATTTCTGTTTTTTTGGAGCAGGAGATCAAATTTTGAGAATAATCCCGAAAGGAATTACTGGAAACCGTTGGACGACATGATGCCCAACCTCGAGCGTTTCAGGAAGATAGATGAAAAGGGGTTCAGGGAAGTTGTCAGGGAGATAGAAAATGCAAAAAGGGAGCAGAATAACCTGGAGTTGAGTGCGCGCCACATATGCAGGGCGGTTGACGCATTCTCCGTGTTGTCCACCCTCCTTCCCTCGGGAGACTCTCCCTACCACGACGAGATAGCCAACCTTGCGAGCGAACTCGCCTACGTGGGGGACAAGGTACTCATGGACATAGCAGAGGCGGAAAATAAGGCATACGAGCCCAAAATTAACAACTCCAGCGTTCCATATTAAAGAAAACTAATATTACTAATTAAATAATGGTTTCTACGAGGTCAGGGCGAATTGTGAAGAAGCCGGTTTTTTACGAACCCGAGGAGATTGTGGAGGATGACTTTTCGGATTCAGACTACGACTCGGACGATACGGGCGGAAGTGATTGCGATTCCATTAGGACGGATGAAGGGGAGGAAGATAATGGAAGTGATCTGGAAGATTTCATAGTGGAAGATGAAGACGAGGAATCCGTGATGGAGTGTGAAAATGAAGACGAGGAGGAAGATTATTCAGGGACGGAGACCGAATCGGATACGGAACCCGAATTGGAGGACGACGATGAGTAGTGCGTCCATATTTTTCAGGAAAAAACTGCGGATTTAGTAATACCATGGAAGTTAACGTAGATGTTCCACAGGGTTTTGACATGGATGAGGACAACACGCACGAGTATAGCCCCGACATGGATAGGTTCGAGGACGAGGAGGAAGACATTCCCATGCAGAGACGACAGCAACCCATCTACTACGAAATGCCGGAATACTCCAAGCCACAACAAAACGAAACGGGAGGAGGTCTCATTAATAACATAAATCCACTCGTTTGGATGGTCATCGTATTCGTGGCTTTCATCTTGGGGTTCTTCATGGGGATGGGTTCGGGAGGAAAGGGCGGAAGTCATGCACCCATCATCCTGGCGCCTAGAGGAAATATGTAAACTAATATTAGACGAATGTTTGAACAAGTCATTCTTTATTTCGCTCTTGCTGGAATTTTTACAAAGTTGTATCTCAATTTCCAGGAAGAATATATTCAGTTTGAGGTGAAGGATGGAGAGGATCCCAAAAAGTACTACCAGCAGGCAAATGAAGTCATGGACAATTCCATCTACGTAACGAACCCCGAATCCCTTTACTCTGGGTTCAGTCTGGAGGCGGGTCAGCAGAGACAGAAGATTCCATTCGGTCCCGTCACAGACAGATTGGGAAATGTCATCCAGGTGCCAGGTCTCCCCAGCAGGGACATCCTCTACCCCATCAAGGACGATGTGAATCTGATGGCGGAGAAACTTCCGTCACCGGGTTCACGCTACAGGTCTTCCACGGACGCATACCCCCTCTAATTGTTCTCATTGAACAACCTACGCTTGGGTGAACTCTCATTCATATTTACAAATTTCCTTGGCCTCTTCCCAAGCTTTCTCCTCAACTCCAAAGCGGCACTCAGCTGTTTTTGAAGTTGATTTATATGCATTTCTAGAATTCTCTTTGCATGCTCCCTCTTGAGAACGGTCTTTCTTAGGTTGGTTGTATTCTTCCTAGCCGTTCTCCTAGGCGTCGTTGTTTTATTCTTTCCAGGACCCAAGGGTGAAGATGCCATTTAGTAGTATGCCATATTTTCTTTTATAGTGTGCAAAGTCTTATTCACGGGCTTTATCCTCACGGTTGTCTTCTTCTTTGTGCTGACCGTCTTCTTAAAGTGTTTCTTCATATTGTGCACATTAAATAACTTCTTCAGGGAATTCACCAATTCCGGATGGTTGGCACTCCTGAACCTTATCTCTCGGAGAACGGTGCCCATCTTCGTATTTCCGTTATACTTTCCAATTTTCTTCAAAATAAAGTTCTCGTTGTTGCTGAGGGGAACTATACCCTTCTTGCCACCCTTCTTGTTCTTTATCTTTTTTATTACCTGACTCACCGTGTAAGTCCCAATTTTGTCCATCATCATTCCCTTTCTTATAAAACGCAAATATTATAAGAAAAGGTTCTCTCGTGTCGGAATTGAACCAACAGCCCTCTGATATCAACTAAAACCAGCTACAGTCAGATGCTCTACCATTGAGCTAACGAGAGTTTCACGCCCACTGGGAATCGAACCCAGACAATGTGCTCTCTCTATTTTTATTTAGAAGGCACATGTGCTATCCATTACACCATGGGCGCGCCGTTAAACCATCTGCGTGAATGATTTGAAAATGTGACCGCTGCGGGCCATCGGTATTCCTATGTATACCACTCTGTAGAATACAATAATCAAAGAGAGTATTCCCATAAAAGTTTCAAGATTCATTTAATCAAGGGTGAGATTTTTACTCGGCCACCGCCTTGCCCTTACCCTTCTCTTCCCTCTTCCTATCAGCCTCCCTTTCCTTCATAATCTTGGCGACCTCCTCGTCAGCCATCTTCACCAACTCCTCCGTGGTCTTGTCGGGGTGCTCCTCCTTGTACTTCTCAACCAGCTCCGAGGGGTGAGGAATGGGAGCCTCATCTGGCTTGTTGTAGTACTTGGAGTTCTCATCTCCGGGCTCCAGGTAGGCAAGCTTGTCCCCGGGATCTCCCGAAGGGGTCGCGGACATATCTTCCTTCCTCTTCTCAAACATGATGGCTGCTTGCTTCTGGTTTTCCTTGTATCCCTTCATGATGGCCTGAAGTCTGTCATCCGTGTAGTTCACATTCTCCATCTCGTAACTGGGAGGAGGTGGAAGAAGGAGCCACTCGTAAAGGTTCACGACATAAATGTCAACGGAACTGTCTTGTTCCTGAAGCTTCTTGGCGTGCTCCTCGGCATCGCTCTGCATTCCAAATGCTCCACGAATCTTCAACAAAAACTCACTGTGCTTGCTTCCCTCGGCGGGACGAACCCATCCACCATCGAGGTTTCCCACGAATGAAATGCAAGCCCAAGAAAGACCCGGCACTACGATCTTATCCTTTGAAAGAGAAGACATTTTGATATCATAATTAATTTATCCTTTAATTGTAAATGCAACAAAAGTATATACTGTTTGCAATAACTTGGTTACTTCTCATTTCATTCGTGTCGAGTTTGGCAAAGGAGCCCAACAACATGAAGAAACTCAGAGAAAGGTACGCCAAATTGAGAACTGAATTGGAAGACCTACCGGAAAATCACAAATTCAAACCCATCGTGGAACCCATCCTCATCACCGGATACTACGGAATGCACGACGGACTCCTGGGATTCAATACGAACAAGGGGTCGGAAATAGGTCTGTGCGTGGATGGGTGCACGAACGAAATGATGCACGTACTTCTCCACGAACTCGCCCACGCGACCGTGCCGGAATTCTCACATAGCCCCCAGTTTTGGAAGAACTTGGAGGAACTCAAAAACTTTGCATCCAACAAGGGTCTCTACACGCACATCAAGGACCCAAGGGACTTCTGCGGAGCCGTTGTCCATGATTAATTTATGACCTTAAATTAATATGGAGTTCGACCAAGATCAGTTTGTTAGAGTAGTATCGCTCTATTTTTTCACCTACTTCACTTTACAAGCCATAGGGTTTCTGGGATCGCTTGGCGTGAATTTGGCTCTTCCAGACCCGAATAAAGAGCCCGAACAATTCAACCTTGGACACCTTATCCTAATGATATTTTACTTGGTCTCAGTGGGGGCACTTTGGTTTATGGTGGCGATGTCAACGGGAGAGGGAAGTGGTAAAATATTTAACATCACGGTTGGAATGTGCCTCATAACAACCATACCAGCCACGGTGGGGGGTCAGAATATATACGCAAGCCCGATCACAATGTATACCATACCAGCCGCCATTACGGCATTCACATTATATGCCACAGGATAATTCTCTCAATTAAGATTATAAAGGGTATGCCCGATTTCAAAAATTATTACGCCCTTATAGCATTTTTATTTATATTTTTCTTCATACAACTCCTTACGGAAATTACGAGGGAGGGTAAGAAGGGGAGACGTCGACCCCCCGCGAAGCGCCGTCCATCATCCAAGCGCCGTCCATCATCCAAGAGCCGTCCATCATCCAAGCGCAGACCACCTGCGAAGGGGCGTCCACCTGCGAAGGGGCGTCCACCTGCGAAGGGGCGTCCACCTGCGAAGGGGCGTCCGCCGGCGAAGGGACAGAAATCATCCAAGAGTCGTCCCAGGTTCGTAAAGGCGAAGGGAAGTCCGCCGGCGAAGGGACGGACACCTGCGAGCAAGGGGGCGAAGGGGCGCAAGGCTGCGAGCAAGGCTGCGAGAAAGGCTGCGAGCAAGGCTGCGAAGGGACGCAAGGCTGTGCGAAAGGCTGCTCGTAAGGTGACGAAGGGGCGCAAGGCCGCGAGCAAGGCCCTCGGTGGTCCTGTGGGTGCACAGACATCTTCTTCACCTTTCGGCGGAGGAGCAAGCGGACAGACTATTGTCATCAACGTCGGAATGCCAGGAGGAGGTGGCTACGGTATGATGTCAGGAGGAGGCGCTTTTGCCAATATGATGTCAGGAGGTGCTCGCGCCAAAGCGATGCCACGGAAAGTTAATAATAAAACGAGAACTTGGGGTAAAGAAAGGTACCGCACCGAAAATCTTTTGACCGATGAGCAGAGACTGAAGATTAACAATAATCCTTTTATAAAATTCTTCAACGCATTGGGACTCTTGGGCTTGATTCTTTTGCCGCTTGTGTACCTCTGGAGAAAGGCAGGCATTCCTTGGACAAGTTTGCTAACTGCCATTATTTTGTCTGTAGGTGTATGGGCGATTATTCAATATGCCTTTAAGCACAATTTGTCCGGGCGTACTAATGAAAACAATATGTATAAGGTTATTATAGCTTTCGTTATCACATTAATTGTTATAATTCAGGACAGTGAAAGAGCTGCAGAGGATGCACAAATGATTGCAACATCTATAAAAGGAATGTTTAATCAAATAAAATAAAATTGAATACTATTAGTAATATGGATATCACAAGTCCTTCGTACATGATTGGATCGTGGGTGTTCTGGGCGAGCATCATCCTTCCAACCATGTACCTAAATTCTGAAGAAGAAATGGGGAAGAAAGATCAGTACTGGATACGACTTATTGTCCTTTTTGGTCAGTTTGTCGTGACAGGGGGGCTGATGGCACTTGCCCCTTCTGTGAGACCCTTCCTAATAAACCCCATCCCGCTAATCTCTATTATATTGACCACCTACGTTTTGAAGTATTCGGTAAAGATTACAGACAGGAAAAAGATTATCCAGTGGGTCACGGCGGGGTCTCTGGCAATCAGCATCATCATACCCCAACTCATCGTGATGGTAAAGAAGGGTTACTTCGTGGGAGGGAAGTATTCGGGTCTGGAACCCGGAACTATGGCATACACCACGGCATCCTTCGTCGTTTGGGCAATCATCATCCTCCAGATGTTGAGTTCGAAGGAAGGAGCGAAAGGCAGTAGCGCCCAGGAAGAGTTGAATAAGGCAAAGAGAATGGCAAGACAAGCAAAGATTAAAGCGGACGCAGCGGAGGAAAAAGCAAAAGCCATGGAGGATAAGGCGAATTATGCGGAGAGTAGGGCGATGGCGGCGAGGGAGCATGCGGACGCTATGCGATCAAAATTTCTTAAAAATGTTGCGAAAACACTAGAGCAGTCAGCGGAGATTGCTCGGGATTATGCGAACGATGCGAGGTCGGCGGCGAACGCAGCGAAAGTGGAGTATGAAAATGCGACTAAGGCGGTGGCGGCCGCGCAGGTAAAGGTAACGATGGCGGGAGCGGAATCGGCGGCGGCGGCGGCGGCGGAGGCGACAACAGGAGCATTAAGTACCGGAACACCGACGCCCGAAACATCAATGCCCGGAACACCGACGCCCGGAACCGTGGCGACACCCGGAACATCAACGCCCGGAACCGTGGCGACACCCGGAACACCTGCACCTGCACCTGCTCCCGCCAGTAACAACACCTCCAGAAAAACAAAATTTTCTAAGGTTTCCGAGGACGTGAAGAAGAGTTTTGATGACATCAGCAAAAAAATAGGTATTAATGAACTTGGGATTGGGTCATTTATACCCGTCATCTTCAAAATTCTTATCCTCTTGGCGTTCGCTTCCATTCCCGACGCGAGAGAGTTTATCACGAGTCCAGTCGTTCCGGCTATCGCAGTTCTGGGATACGTTGTATTGAGGTGGCTCAACATAGCCACCACCATAGAGATTGTGGCAATCGCCCTAGTCTCATTCCTTCCTCAGCTCAGAACCCTCATACTCAACCCAATACCGCCCATCATAATTCCCACGACCTACATGGCACTCAACACTCTTGGAACGTCAAGCGACAAGATAGCACCTTTGGCGGGAGTCGTCGGGTTCGCGGTGACTCTGGGACTTCAGTTTATTCAGGATTCGCTCCCTATTATCATTTCCACCACGGGTCTTACCCTCGAGACGGGAACCTTCTTCTACAATAACTTCAGCTCGCTCGCTTGGTTCCTCATAATCGTTCCTAGCACCTACTTCTTCCTTAGAGTGGATAAGAACTCCAAACCCTCAATCGCCATGTCAAAGGAGACCAAGGATATCATCCAAATCGCGCAGGCGGTTCTCATAGGCCTTCTCGCCGCAGGAATCCAGTCTTTCAAGGGTCTTTTCCTCAACCCCACGCCACCCCTGGCATTCATGCTCATCCTAGGGTTCCACCTAATGGCTCGCGCATTCAACTGGACATCGAATCCAACCAACTCCGAGTACCTCGTTGGAATGTTGACACTGTTCGGTTACGGCTCCAACCTGGTCGTGGGAGATAAGATCGTGGAGATGCTCTATTCGGGTGGATTTCCAGAACCCCCCACCGTCGAGGTTCAGGAACCCCAGATGCCAGAACTCCAAGTGGGAGACCCAAGTCCAATAAACATTACAAAAATTACTTCCCCAAATTAAAATAAACAATTATAGTAGTATGGCAGATAAGGAAAAACCAGATAACAGAGTAATTGCTTTTACTTTGTTATTTGCTTTCGCAATCGTTGTCGCATTTTATCTATCGGGACCGGAAAACAACTACTGGCTCGCACCCGGAGCGGTCATGTACCTCATCCTACTCCTTGCTCTCACAATACCCAACTGGTGGTTCCTCGGAAATGATAATGATCTTAGCAAGAACATCGGTGTGGCGTTCGCAATATTCGTATTGCCTTCCATTATCCTGGGTATCTCGGGAATCAAGACTTCAACCAACGTCTACAATTACTGGAGATCCATAACCATCCCCCTCTACATAGGATATGTCCTTCAAAAGAGGGGGTATCCGGGATACGGAATTCTCTTCACATTCTCCACACCCCTCACACTCATGGTGGCCATGGCACTCAGCATCAACCCACTCCCAGAGGTAAAGATCACGGGAGCTTCGCCCAATAACAATGCCTAAATCTCACCATTAAGAGGTATCATGCTCTCTCCATCGTCGTCTTCATCAACCTCTATGCGATATTTTGTAAATTTAACCTTGAATACCGCCCTATTCTTGATTAAATCTTGCACGTTGACAACTTTCACCAGCGAAAAGGACTTGGGATCCCAAACGAAGGAATCCTCACTCCTAGGAACCATCTTCGCCCACCTTATCTTGTCCGGTGGCATGCTGTCATCCCACTTGCCATAGTCCTCGGTATAGCGGTCGGTGACAACCAAATTTATCCTCATGGTGATACCCTCCGAATCCTCAACCTCAATATTAGGGAACTTGGACATGAAATCTATGTGGCAAGGATGATCCCGAACGTCCAACTCCCTATCCGCAACCCCCGAATGACAAGGACAGCGACCCTGCAACTCGGCATACGCCTTCCTCTCACACGGCTTCTTGCTCTTTGTCATCATACCACACTTGCTACCCGTGGGAGAATACTTCTTGTTCCTTTTAGTATTTTTATCCTTTTTTTCGTTAATATTAATTTTTTTAATTCTCTTTGTAAACATTTTGTTTATCTTACCCATCAAGGTCAAACATTCATCCATAGTGGTACATGTTTCAAAAATGTTTTCAACCATCTACCATCTCTTGGACTCACATGTTTAATTGGTTATCACTTTTGACAAAAAAATTATTGTCATTTTGGACAACCCTTAGTTACAGTTGTCACTTTTGACAAAAAAATTATTGTCATTTTGGACAACCCTTAGTTACAGTTGTCACTTTTGACAAAAAAATTATTGTCATTTTGGACAACCCTTAGTTACAGTTGTCACTTTTGACAAAAAAATTATTGTCATTTT